ACGGGCGCACGAAATGCGCCCAAACGTGCGCGGTTGGGTCTACACACGGGCGCACCGATGGGCGCACAGGTTCCGCCTACCGTCCACCGGGCGCCCACCGGAGACGCTAAACGTTTTCCTCAGTGTCGACCGCGACAACCTAAGCAGCGCCCGCCGAGCGATCGCCCGCCACCCGTGGCTCCGGTTAGCGTTTTCCGGCGATAGTTGGGAAGAAACGACAGCGCTAGCGGGCGCAATGGAACAACCCCGCGGCCTACGTTGCCCGGAATTGACCGGACGCGTTCCGCTTGTGGATCCGGAGACAATGGCGGGCGCTTGCACTACGTGTGAACATTGCTTGCCCGGTGGCGCCGGGCACGTCCGGTTCTCGACCGGAAAAGTGGCGCCCCGATGACGCCCCTAGGTTGGATCCTGTTGCTAGTCCTAGCGCTATGGGTTCTCACCGGATGACATAGCGCCCGACAACCGAACCCCCACGAGACGCCCCCGGTGCCGTTCTAAGCGCCGGGGGCGTTTCGCGTGCGCCGTAATACCGGGCGCACGTTCGAACGCGTCACACGCCCGCACCGTAGCCGTTCCGCATTGTGGAACTGTTCCGCATTGTGGAACGAACACACGTTTGCACGAACACACGTTCGCACGAACACACGTTCGGAACGAAAACCCAGTGACCCCGTAAGGGGTCACTATCGCTACACCTCATCGCTCTACCTGATGGAAATGGTTGCAGGTGTCACAGGGTGTGGGTATGGTGTGGAGAACGAAGGGGGAACTGTGAAGAAACCACACGAGTGCCCGGTGCCTGCTGGCTATGAATGCATCAGGGGCAGCCTTTGGAATGACGACGTGCGGGTGGCCCGTCCGTTGTGTAACTGCGGTTGTCATTTGCCGCCTGGAACAAGGAAAAAACCATGAAGGACAGTACAAGCACGTTGCTGCATGAGGAGATCCTGCGACATCCGAAGCAGTCGGGTGATTTGCGTTCGGACCAGCGTCCGTCGGATTGGGTGAAGCACGTGCTGCGGGAGGCTCGTAATGTACGACGCTGAAGTGTTGGAGGCGTCTGCGGAGTACAGCAGAGTGCATCTCGATGACATGTTGAGCGGGACCAGGCGCGCGCCTGCCGTGAAGGCTCGGCGCGTTGCGGCGGTGTCGCTGCGGATTCTGGGGTACAGCTACCCGGAGATTGGGTCGATGCTGGGCCGAGATCACACGTCGGTGATGAATCTGGTGAATCGTGCCGGTGACGACATGTGGGAGGCAGCGGCGGAGATTGTGGAGCGTGCTCGGGAGCGGACGTTTGTGTTGCGGTATCAGCCGCAGACGACGTTTGCTGATGCGTTGCAGTGGCAGGTCATCAACCCTCGGACGGGGACGACGATCTCGTTGCCGCCTGGGTTGTGTGAGGACTTGTCGGCTGCGTTGACTGATGGGGGCATGGAGGGGTGACGGAGTGGATGGCTGACGCTGCGTGCCGGGAGTACGACACTAATTTCTTCTTTCCGGTGAAGGGTGCTGCGTCTGGCAAGGCGTTGCGTGACATCGAGCGAGCGAAGGCTGTTTGTGCGTCTTGTCCTGTGCTGGGGGAGTGTCGTAATTACATTTTGGACGATCCGCCGAGGTACGAAGACGACTTTGGGATTTTTGCTGGCCTGACGCCTGAAATGAGACACCGAGAGCGGTTTTTGCAGCGTGCAGCGCGCCAGCGTGAACGTCGTCGGCAAAGAAATCTGGACAAACCCACCTGATTCGTGACACAACGTGTTACACTGTGCTTGGAGGTACAGACCAATGTTTATTCACATCAACCGCCACGGGGACCTGTTCTTCGTGACGATCACAAGCGAAACCGAAGACGGGCAGCAGGCCAGCACGGTGACGTTACGCCTGACGCGTGAAGACGCCGACTACTTGAGCAAGCAGCTTGCTCACGAAGTAACCGATTGGCACATCGAGCACGACGGCGAGGAACACAACGACCCGCACGAGCGGGCTGCGTTGATGGACGAGTACAACACTCAGCAGTTTGAGAACCACGATTTGCTGTTCGCTAACGAGCCTTTCTGATGCTCGTTGTGGCCGCTGTGGGCGGTGCCGTTGTTGGGTTCGGCATCGCCCGCAGCATGACCTACGAACGTTGGGTGCGTGACCGCCGTGACCGTGCGGCCATCGCCCAACGTCAACGAATCAACCAACACTTCAACCAAACAAGGAGGGTCCAGAATGTTGGACGTACAGAAGGAGTGGATGGACCATCAGGTCCGTCTGCGTGACGAAGCAGGGCCGAAGCCCACAGCTTTTGACACACCGTTTAGGGTGTCCGATGCCGGTGCTTGCATCCGTAAACGCACCTTTGCAGCGCATAAAGCGGTGGAGTCCGAGGAGTTTTCGCCTCAGACCTACATGGCTTTTGAGATTGGCAACTCAATTCACGAGTCGATTCAGGCTGCGTTGGAGTGCGACGGCAACGGCTGGTATTTCGAGTCTGAGGTGCCAATAGATGTGACGGCTGCGACTTCAAAGGTCGCTCACGGACTTGAGTGGTTCGGTTTGTCGGGTCACGCCGATGGCATCATCACGAACATTCAAGACAACACCCGTTGGATTCTGGAGATCAAGACTGTCTCTGGTTTCGCCGCAAAGCTGGCGTGGCCGTACCCCGGCAAGGACGAAGGTCCGAAGCGTGAACACATCAGTCAGGCTGGCCTCTACGCACTCGGTGCTAAGGCTGACGGCATCATCATCGTGTACGTTTCCAAAGAGACCGACTACCGGGCTGGCATCAAGGCCGGTGACATGATGCAGTGGCAGTACGGCTTGAACGATGTTGTTTCGGACCCCCAGTACGGGCGCACCGTGTACGACACCGCCATTGACGAACTGCGACACTTCCAATACGCAAGTCGCTACTACCACAAGGGCCAGTTGGCCCCTGCGTTTGTGCCGAACGATTTGGGCGAACTTGTGCTAGTGCATGACCGGCCTGAGTACATGCAAAAGCGAGGCAAGCCGTGGCAGTGCGTTTACTGCAACTACAACACGACGTGCCGAAGCCTGTCTGAAGATGAAGTACCGGTCGAAATGATTGAAAGGATCAAGCAATGACCACGCAACTACAAGCCCTCGCAAAGAGGATTCCGAAGAGTTACATCAAGCAGAAGCCAGGCGGGTTTTCGGCTGACTATTGCTCGCATTCTGACGTGCAGCAGATGCTGATCGCCAAGCTTGGTGTGCCGCCGTCGCAGGAGATCACGCAGATTATCCGCAACGCCGAAAGCCAAGTGCAAGGTGTTGTGTTGCGTATGGTGTTCACCATTGACGGTCAGCCTGTCGTGATTGACGAGATTGGGGAGTGTGAGCGTCCCGGCCAGAACGACGGCCTGAACGCGAAGAACGCCGTATCTGATGCGGTGAAACGGTGCGCCATGAGGGTTGGCCTCGGCCTTGAACTGTGGTGCCAGGAAACGTATGTGCTGGACAAGGCACTCGCAACGAAGGAAGAAGACAACAATGCTGAATGATGGACAGATCCAGAGCATCGAGGGCAACCTCGGACGCGACTGGGAATCAAAGACGGTGACCTTCCAAGGCACTGAGAAAACGCTGTGGGAGTCGGCTGTTGCCTTGTCGAACGGCAAGGATGAGCCTGCGACGTGGGTCAACCTCACCGTGTGGCCCAATCGCGAGGACAACTCCGACGCTCAAGGTCAGGCGATTGCTCAGGCTACCGGCAAGGGATCGAGCGTCATGGTGCAGGGCAAATTGAAGTCTGGTTCATACATCAACAAGCAGGGCCAGACGGTGCAGACGTGGGAGATGTCAGTGTTCCGGCTCGGGCAGCAGATCCGACCGCCCCGTGACAACACTGCGGCTGTTGCTGCTGCGTTCCCAGGTGCAACGGAGCAGGTTACGTTCCCGAGCGGGGAGACGTATCCGGCAGCGGACATGGAGCCGTTCTAATGGACAACGACACTGCGGTCACGCTACGCCTACCCCAAGACGTACTCGATCGCCTGACAAAGATCGCAGCGGACGACGGGGTGTCTCGTTCGCTGTTGATACGCCGGTTCCTGTTGACCGGCATCTACCAAATGGAGGAACTGCCAAGTGGCAGTTAGTCACCCATTCGCCATCGTCCCACTCGGGATGCTTGGCACCGTCTCGGCCAGTGCAGTGTGTGTCTACGCTGTGCTGGCCGAGGCTGCGAACCAGCACCAGACTTCGTGGCCTAGCAAAGCAACCATCGGTGACCGTACCGGGCTGTCCGCTCGGACGGTACAGCGATGCATTGCAGAGTTGCGCGACGCAGGGTGGATTGGCGTCTCGGAACGCAATCGAGACAACGGTTCGCAAACGTCGAACACGTATTTGGTGATGCGTGTTAGGGGAGACATCGGTGTCCTACCCCCCCAGGACATTGGTGTCTCCCCCCCGGAGACAGTCGTGTCTCCCCCAGAACCAGACCCAGAAGAACCAGACCCATTAGTTTCTGAACCTTTATTTTCTATCGTCCATCCGCCAGCGGATGAACAACCTAACGAACAACCTTTCGACACTTGGTGGGGCGAGTACCCACGCAAGGTTCGGAAGCCTGAAGCCAGGAGGGCTTATGACAAAGCAGCCAAGAAAGTCGGCCATGATCGCTTGCTGGAAGCTATGCGAACGTACCGGGACTTTGACAGCCGGGTGGAAGCAGGGTTCATTCTTCATGCTTCGACGTGGCTCAACCAAGAATGCTGGGACGACGAGATCGTGGAATCCCGTCAGAACGACGAGGAGCGCCAATGGCAGCTTCTGAGAGAACAGATGGGCGCAGGTACCGGCGATGGGTACTGAACGCAACAGCGGCGTTCCTGACGCTTCTGACAGCGTGCGCTGCGGACGACCCGTTACCGTCCACGACCTCAACCTTGCAGAGCTACGAGCCTACGCTCGCCAAATCGGTGGCCCCGACATTTACGACCGTGCCGCCCTCATCGACTACATTGTTGCTGACGGGCGTGAACGTCGGGTTCGCTGCTGAGGCTACGGCATCAGCGGGTTACGAGGGTTCGATCCCCTCCACGTCCACAACAGTAACCACGACGACAACAACGGCCCCGCCCACAACCACAACGCAGACAACCGCTGTCTTCTGGGACAACGTTGAGCGGTGGCGACCAGCCGTGACAGAAGCAGTCTTTGCATTCGGCGGTGATGATGCTGACGTTCATCGGTTTCTCCGAATCATGCAATGCGAAAGCGCTGGACGGCCAGACGCCAAGAACCCCAACAGTAGCGCATCAGGACTCATGCAACATTTGACTCGATACTGGCCCGACAGGGCTGACCGTGCAGGAATGCCAGGGGCCGACGTGTTCCACCCTCAAGCAAACATCTGGGTCAGCGCATGGCTGGCACTCGCCGCCCCTGAAGGCGGATGGCAACACTGGGTATGCAAATGAAACGAAACGAAGCAGCCGACCTCGTAGCCCACGCAAAAACCCTGTGGGGCACAGCGATGAAGATCACTGCCCAAACCGCAGACGAATGGGCACAACACGCAGGCGACCTACACCCCACCCTTATCCGCCAAGCACTCGATGCTTACGCCGCCGAAGGACGCGAGTTTCCACCGCCGCTCGGCACACTCATGGCAAGGGCACGAGGGCTACGCCCCAAACGATCATGGGACAACGACAGCAACGAAATGCAATGCTACGAATGCTCTGGCCCAACACTCGTTGACCGCGAGGGCAACCGACAAGCACACTTTGCCTTCTGCCCCACCTACGGCACCGGACCACTCAAACTAACGAAACCCGCTGCTGACCCTGAGTGGTATGTTGTGTAAATGGACTTCGACGGTGACGAAGATTTCGCAGGACTACTCGTAATCGGATGGGACAAGTACGACAACGTGCCCATCGCAGCGACCACCGTCGAACCCTGGCTCGATCTGACCATCCATCAAGAACGCGCCGTCTGGCAGCTAATCGCAGAAATTGCGCTTGAGAACTGCGCCCGCTTCGCTGTGCCAGACACTGTTGACGACATGTTCCCAGAATAAGAAAACCCCCCTGGAGCAATGCTCAACAGGGGGGTTTCTGTTGCGGGTGTTTCAACAGGCCAAACCAACCCGTCGCAGGATCTCCCTGCGCACCATGCCCGCAATGTTTACTCTAGCAGCGCGTTCCAAGTGTTCGGACCAACCACACCGTCAACGATAAGGTCTTCGTCTTTCTGAAACTGTTTGACTGCCTTGTCGGTCATCTTGCCGAACGAACCGTCAATACCGGCACCGGGCTTACGGCCACGAGTCAGCCGATAACCGTCTTTATCAAGCTGCGTCTGCAAAAACTCCACGACGGCACCTCGGTCACCCTTGCGGACCACCGTGTTCTTGCATGCTTCAACGAACTTGGCGACTTCGGCCAGCACGTTCTTCGGGTCGGGCGACGGCGGCTCTTTGCCTTGGTCGTAAGGAAGCCACTCGAACTTGTTGCCGACGACCTTGCCGGGGACGTGATGCCACCACTCACTACGGACAGATGCAACCATGCCGTACTCAGTCGCAACCTTCTTAACCTCGCCAGTCGTGATGCCCTTGCCGGTAATGCGGAAGTCCACGGCGTAACCGAACCCGTCAAAGGCGGGCTGGGACATGTGATAACTTCCCTGGAATCCGTTGCGAAGCTTACGGTCAGGGTTCGCAGCAAGATTAAAACCCTTTTTACCTGCCTTGTACCCGTCGTACAGGTACTTCTGCTGGGCGTACGAACGCACGCCGGACACCACAGCAACACGGTTGGCGATGCGAGGATCAGCAAAGAACGCCTCAAGGCGCGCAATAAACCGAGGGTGCAACCCCTCGATCTTGACTCGGCTAGACGTGACCGGGATCTTACTCATCTTCGATGTTCACCACCGACGGGTTAGCTCCGCCGATCGGTCCCTTAATCGCAGCGTACGACTTGACGACCGAAAGGACGGCAGCAGCCAGCGAGGCCATCAGCGAGTCAACCAGACCAACGTCAAGCATGCCAGCACCATCAGTACCGACGAGAGCAATAAGAGTTTGACAAAAAGTAGAGACAGCACGCTCGGCTGAGTCCTTGAGTAGCACGGTAGAGAACATGCAATCTACCTTAGCTTACTCTCGGCCCAAGATCACGCCTACGAGGTGAGCAAACAAGCTTGCCCCGGCAATCCACAGTCCCCACTCCAGCGTGCGACCCGACATCGTAATCAACACAAGCGCCACGCCGCCGACCGTCCAGGCCAGCGCAGACGACTCCAACAACACCGCCTTCACAAACCTTCTAATCATTCCTACTCCTAGAGCCTCGGCTTGGTCCTCCAGTAGTAGGTGCCGACCCCGGCGTGACAGGCGCAGGCGGCTTCGGTCGTGCAGCACCTGCTGCTACAGCGACACCCGCAGATTGTACAGCAATGATCGCACGGCGATCCTCAACGGACACGGTGGAGCCTGATGGGACGTAGTCCTCGGTAGCCCCAGCGAACACATCAACTTCTTCCTCGAACGCTTCTTTGACCTCGTCTTGCTGATCGTTTAGGGCGACAGAAATCGCGCCGACCTGCTCATCGGTCAACGTGTCAAACGCCTCGTCCTGCACCACTTCCTCGATGTCTTCGACCGTGATCTCTTCTTCGGTCAACACTTCAAGGACTTCTTCGGCCAACTCTTCGTCAGCGATCTGTTCGACTAGCTCAACAGCTTCTTCTATTTCAGGCGGGAACGAGGGCGGCGGCGGGGGGAGGGTCGTCGTCGTCGTCGGAGGAACCGTTGTCGTAGGGGGCAGGGTCGTTGTCGTACTCGTAGTAGTAGACGTTGACGTTGAGGTCGTCGTCGGCGGGATTGTCGTCGGCGGCGGCGGTAATGACGTAGTGGTCGTGGTAGGCGGCACCGTCGTGGTTGTAGGCGGCAACGTCGTCGTCGTAGTCGTGGTCGGAGGAACGGTCGTTGTTGTCGTTGTCGTCGTGGGCGGCAGCGTCGTGGTCGTTGTAGTTGGCGGGACAGTCGTAGTCGTCGTGGTCGTCGTTGTAGTGGTAGATGGCGGAGCCTCCGTCGTCGTGGTCACCGGGACCGTCGTCGTCGTCGGAGCAATCGTAGTCGTTGTCGTCGTCGTCGTTGTTGTGGGAGCAACCGTAGTCGTCGTTGTAGTCGTCGTCGTAGTAGACGATGTCGTCGTAGTCGAGGTGGTCGTTGTGGTCGTGGGAGGGAAGTATCCCTCGCTGGACCAACTGACGGTTCCTGAGCCTTCTGGAACATCCATTCCAGACTGCTCTTGGTACGTTCGGAATCTGAGTACATAATCACCAGCAGGCGGCGTCAGATGCAGCTTTGACCCGTAGCAGTTGTCTTGTTCGTTGTGGTTGCCGTCGTCATCGTCGGCAACGATATTGCCGTCGGCATCAAACAAGCGTAACCACGGGTCAATCGTGGTCGCAAAATCTAAAGGGCACGCCACATTCGAATCGAACGTGACATACAGCAACGTCTCGCCATCAAGAGTCAGGGCGTGGTCGTAATACGTTTCATCGGGGCCTAGGGCGACGCTCGTCAAAGCCTGCGCCGCTGGCGCAAACCACGCTGTAATGTAGAAGAACACCAGCAGGGCTTTGCTGGTCCGCCGCCAGGCCCGCACGGAGGAACACTACCAGATGAGCAAAGCCAAGCAGAAAGGCACCACAGGCGAGAACGAGATCCTGACGTTGCTACAAGACGCAGGGTTTCCTGACGCTCACCGCACCGAAGCGTCCCGAGAATCGCACGACATCTGGTGCGGCCCGTTTACCGTTGAAGTCAAGTTCCGCAAAGCATGGGCGTTGTTTGATTGGATACCCAAACTTCGCAAGGTCGCAGGCGACGAGCCGTGGGTGCTGTTTGCGATCCACGGCGACCGCCGCACCGACAAAGGCCGACAGGTCGGACGGGTAGCGGTGCTGGACGCAGACTTCGCAGCCGAACTGATGCAGGTTTGGTGTGCTACCGTGTCATCCCGTGGACGCAGCGACGGGAATACTAACGATTCTCAGCATCCTGCTGCTGCCGTGGATGGCCTGGGTCAGCAAGATCCTGATTAGTATTCAGGTCCGCCTTGCGCGTGGCGAGGAGAACTTTGATCGGGTTCGGGACACGCTAGACGACCACGAAGCCAGGTTGCGAGCGCTAGAAGCGCGTTAGACATAAGTAGGTCGAGCAGTCGGCTCAGCCAAACGACTCTTGACCCAAGCGCCGCAAGCCATGCACTGAAACCTGCGGTACGTCATTGTCTTCGTAGCGCGCACACCGTTTGATACGAGCGGTCCGCCGCCGCACTGCGGGCACGCGTCTGGCTTGTTCATCGCTAACGCCACGTTCGGATGGTTCGGGATCCAAGGCAGAAGCTTGTCATACAATTCCTCGGTGAGCCGCACGTCTTGAATGTTGTACTTCTTCATCAACGCCCAAGCCTTGTCGTCGCCCATCATGCAGTCCCGCCACAGATCGAACCCGGTGTGCGGGGTCTTCTTGCCGATGCCCAACGCCTCGGAGACGTGGGTGAGTTTGTTGGAAGGGAATCGGAACTGAGATCGCACTGTCTTCAGCAGGTCAATGTCAACGTGCGGGGCAGCAGGCGGCAGGTCAGCCAGCAGGAACTCACGCTGAAGATGTTTCACGTCAAACGCTTTGCCGTTGTAATGGATCAAGGCGTCGGCTGAGGACAGTAGCGCGTGTGCTGCTGCGACCATTGCGTCGTGGCCGTCGTGGTGATCCGAGTAGAACATCACCTTCTTGGAGCCGTGCCACTTCGCAGCGAAACAGATTACCGAACCGGTCTTTTCGATCTGGTTTAGACCGACGTTCTGGTTCCATAACCCCCAGATGTAACCAAGGTTCGGACTCGTTTCGATGTCGATAACGAGTTTCTTCATATCCACAACCTCCCTGTCGTGTTGTGCATAACCTTACGGCACAGTCAAGACCCGCAGCGTCATGGTGCCTTCCCACCAGTCGCCATCAGCCGACAACTGCTCTGCAGACATCGACATCTGGTCAATCACCACCGTGTCAGAACGCGACCCCTCCCGGTACGTCACGACCTGCTTCGCAACCATCAACGCACGCAAAGCGTCATACTCGCCCTGCGGGTCCTGCTGCACCGCAGCACCCATACCCCGAGACGAAGCCACACGCTTCCGCATCACAACCGGCAACACGATCTCGTCAATACGAGTCGGAGCCGGGAACGCCAACAACTGCCACGACTCCAAGTTCGGGCCAGCAGTCGTAGACGACGCGTCACGCTCCAACGTGAACTTGACCGTGTACTTGTCCGACAGGGTGTAGTCAACTGTCTTTGGTGCTCGGTCGGTCAACGTCAACACAGTCAGGTCAATGCCGGTGTCCGGCGTAAACGTGACCTTGATGGTGCCCTGCACCGGGGTAGCAACACCGTTGTACACGAGGTCGGCGTCGTCGTACGTTTCGCCCGCCTGCTCGTAAGACTGACTACCAGTAACAGCAAGAGTAGGCGAGGCACGCACCTCAACCTGTCGCAACGACTTGTCGAACTGGCTATTCCAACGCACGTCGCCAACCGTCAACGTGCCAGACGCAACCCGGTTACCCGACGCAGCGTGCCCCTGCACCCCGTTCGCAACGTCCACAAAAAATGTTTCGCCATCAACACGAGCAACCCAGGTCACGTTTCCAGGCGTCGAACCAGTCGAGACGACATCGGTTGCCCACGCAGGCACCAACGTCTGAGTAAACACCGACAGGTCAGCCCGGTAGACCTGGCCGTTAGCCGTGCCGAACCACACGAACCGGTCGTCGGTAGCCAACGAGTAGGCAGCACCGCCGTTGTCAATAACGGGTCCGTAGCTGACGCTTGCGTCTTGGTTCATCGCAGCGACACGCAAACCCTTGCTGGTCGCAATGATAAGCAGCCCGCCGTACGACGTGATGGCGTTGATCGTTTCGCCACGAGGCAGA